CTTTTAAATCCCATTTTTCCGATTCAATGATATTAAGTTCCACAGGAGAAAGTCCGATTTGTTTCCAATCTACTTTATAACCTGATACTGCTATTGAGTTAAAGTTAGCTGAACCGCCTTTTTGACTTACTGCGGTTTTAAGTGCCTGTGCCTGTGCTTGTCCACTTGTTGGGTCATACCTTTCATCGTTCATAAATAAAACTCCAGCAGGTCCACCATTTTGGAATGATGCAACGGCAGCGGTTTTAGCTTCGTTACTTCTTGTTAAGTTCTTTGCTGCTGCTCTTAATGGGCTTTGTCCGTATAACTGTCCACCTGTAACTCCCCATTGTGGATTAAAGTATTTATCGTGGAGTATTTCTTTTGTATCAAATGACCACATTTGCCCATAGTATAACTGATACCCAGCCCTTGTTGGGGGGAACACATTGATATTTGCAATAATAGCCATATACTGACTAGGCAAAGCAAATAGTTCAAATGGTTTGCCCTGATTGTTTCCTGCTTCAATAAGTTTGCCATAAATAAAAGAATTACCTGTTATCAACTTAAAACCGCACCATTGTTCAACTAAATCACTCCAGCAATCTTCTTCATTAGGATATTTAAGCAACTCGTTTAAGCGTTGGTCTCCTGTGTAAAGTTCGTAAGCCTTTTTGTGTAATTGCTCAAGTTCTTTTAAGTTGATGTCTTTTTGTGCAGCTAAAGATTTGTATTTCTTTGCAGCCTTTTCATCTACAACCTTGTAAACGTGGAATGGTGCTAATTTAGCTTTATCAGTAATTAGTTTAATGATTGAGTAAACTATGTCGTTTGCTACATATCCATCATCAACAAAACTTCTTTGGTCTGCTCCTTGCCAAGTAACTATACCCCTTTCAATTGCTATTTGGGAGTTCATTGGAATTGTTGGAAATAGTGTGTTAATCTTCTTTTTAGTGAAGATGTCAAATAAACCCATATTATTAGAATTTAAACAAAGTTAAAGAAATTTAAGTTAAAATACACTTACTGCAAATTTAGGTTTTGTCAAGTGAGTAAATACTGCGTACCTTGAAGCATCTAAAGCATCATCATTTGCTTTTACAGGTTCTTCAATTACATTATCGTTTTTATCCTTTTTCCATTTGTAAGACATAAATTCCCTTTTAAGATTTTGGCTATGGAAGTGAATGTTTATAGGATATGATTTCATTTTAACTATCCCTGCCCATACATCTTTTTGAGCAGGTTTAATATTAAATCCTTGTCGGTAAAGTTCCTCTATTGATTTGGGTTCGGCTGCATCTGCGTAGATAGTTGCTCTTTCAGGTACTTTTTCTTTTATCAATCTTGTAAGGTCGGATAAAGTTAATCCACTTTGATAAATTATTTCCTCAAAGTAGTTTTCTCCTTCGTGATGTGTAACCTTTATAAGTGCAGCTGGATGCACATAACCAAAGTCAAGCCCATAGAATACATCGCCTTCAGGTGCGGTGTCGTATTGTTTCCATTGGGTGTAAATAAGTTCTTTTGCTGCTCCTCGTTCTCCTAATCCATACACCTTCCACATAAAGTCATCAGGTAGGTTCTTATATTGCTCTATGTTTTTTATTTGTGATTCGGATAGATTTGGGATGTTATTTAGATAGGTAGAATGAATGCGTTTGTTTTCAGGATTGTCCGCTATCTCGTAAACATAATTTATAAAGTCAGCAGGATTCCAATCAAGAAACACCTTGCCTGTTGTACGCATTAGTAATTGGTCGTAAAGTGTACGCTTGATTAAGTTGGCTTCGTTTATGAATAGAACATCCCTTGCTGGTCCTCTTGCCTTGCTTTCATCTTCTAATCCAAACAGTTCAATGTAAGACCCATTGGGGTAAGTGTATATAAAATCCGAAAAGCTAAAGTCATTGTCTTGCCATAAACCCCAATTCTCCATTATGGATTTAAAATCCCTATATACTCCTCGTTTGATATGTGGAAGTGAATGCGATACTATTGAAATCCTAGTCTTTGGATTGTTGTAGGCTATTTCAATCAGTAACTGAACAATGGAATAAGACTTTGAACTCCTTGTGCCACCTTCATTGCAAATGACAGGATAACTGCCTTCGTATGCTCTTTTGTTGGCAAAGAATACAGGTGTTGCATTAATCTTCAATTGGTTTGCATCGGTCATCTTCTTGTATTACTATTTGAACGCTACCTTGAATGTTTGCGTTAATGTCGGTTGTTTGTTTTGCTCTACCTTCTAATCGGTCAAGTATTTCCTGATAAGCCCTTAAGTCGGATTTCATTGCCTTTGCAATTATCTTCATATCTAGTTGTTCAGCTATTGTAAACTCCTCATCTTCGCCTGTAACAGGGTTACGCACTTTGGTAACAAGTTCAAGTAAACGCAGTAAACGAGTTCTTGAATTAGGTACTCCTTTAGGTCTGCCATTAGGGTTTGCATTGTTCCCTTTTTGGAATGGGGTTAAGTTTTGTTCATTTGCCATAATCTCACGATTGTTTCACGATTCTTACAAAGTTACACCACAATTCGGACAAGTCGTACCTCCGATGGCATTGTCCTTTGGTTGTTCTATATCATTTGCGAATGCTGGTATATCTAATCCCCAATTATCTAAATCTTCAATGTTCCATTCGTTTGCCAAAGCATCCCACTCCCATTCGCCATATCCAACATTATCTTTTACAATAAATTCTTTCTTTTGTGCTTCGCTTAAATTGTTAGCGTGGATTACAGGAACATCGGTTAACCCAGCTTCTATACAAGCCTTTAGTCTCATATTGCCACCTAAAACCATATTATTTTCATCAATTACTATTGGTCTTAACTCAAGCATTTGGGGGAAATCTTGGATTGACTTTACAAGTTGTTTAAACTTAATATCCTTTATGATTCTTGGATTGTTTGGGTTTGGTTTGATTTCGTTAATTAACATTATCGGTTTTTAGTTGGTGTTCTTATAGATGCAGTTTGTGGCACTTCTTTAATTTTTAAGTTTTTAACTCCCAATTTTGTGTTACACATAGAGCAGGTAACATTCTTTTTTGGTAGTTCGGATTTCCAAACATAATATACCATTATGCAACCACATTTGCACTTGTATTCTCTTTTACAAAATGTATCTTTCATTATCCTTGTCTATTATATGGTTTTGTTGGTTTGTCTTTTGGTCCGTTACTTTTTTTGTACTTACCTTTTTTTCTTGTGCCAAAGTTTACTTTACCAGCTGCGTTAAGTTTCGCCATTATTTATACTTTTCTATTAATTCGTTTAATTCAGTCCTTGACCATTTCTTTATGAGCCTGTGTTGGCTTTCAAGGTGTAAAACCATTCTTTCGCCTATCTTATCAATTAGGTTTCTGCGATAACCTATCAGGTGAAATTGGTCAAAGCCATTGCAGGATTTACATTCTCCGTTGACATTGTATTCATCAAACCGAAGGGCTGAACTTCCCTTAACAGGTACATAATGCCCAGCATCCATACTTTCATAATCTCTAACCTGACCGCAACTAATACAAGTAAAATAACCATCTTGACTATCTCTAGTCCTAATGTAGCGGTTAAATATTTGTTGAGCCTTTGCGGTTAATCTTGGTATTGATTGTAAAGCCATAATGCAAAACTAGGGATTAACTTGTACACGAACAACTAAATGCTGGACTTAAATCGGTAAGGTCTTGCCCTTTAAATAAATCGTTTTGTGCGTAGTTTAGTAATTGTTTGTAGGTTGTATCTCCAAAGTATGTATGTCCTTTACCTTTTAATTTGCTCAATTCCTCATCTTCAATCCATTCGGTTGCTAATTCAGGATATGACCTTAAAATATTTATTACTGCATTTTTACCTTTAAGAAAACATAAAGTGCAGTTTCCTAATATAGCTGGAATTTCCAAAGTGTAAGGTTTTTTACTCCAATAGTCATTAACTTGTGCCTTATCAATACCTTGTTCGTATAAAGGGAATACAGGATATATGTAGGCTTGTCGTTTCTCATATCCTTTAACCCTTCGCTCCTCATCTGCCCTAAATCCTACCATCCACTCATAATCTTGTTTTCCATAGTTTGCCCTTAACCATCTTTTAGCGGTTTTAATCTTTAGTTCAATCGTACATTCCCTTTTAACTCTATTTGGTATTAATCTCCATTTCTTATGCTCTAGCATACCCCTAAATCCGCCTTCGTAACTTATTCTTGTTACAGGTATGTTTTCGTGTGCCTCAAAGTCATTTATAAATTTATAAGTCTTTGGATGCTCTCTACCTGTATCGGCAAATAAAACAATATCCCCTTCACGATAGTTCATTATTGTCATTAATGCACTTGTCTTGCCTCCGCTAAAATTTATTACTCTTTTCATTTGATTGTTCTAAATATTATAATTCGGTCTTTATGGGTAAATCGTTTCTTGTTTACAGGGTTTAAGGATTGTTTGATTTGGTATTCATTTACTCCTGTTATTCTTTTAGCGTAGGATATGGATTTAAATATTATTTCTTGTTTTGTGTCTAGGTATATCATTCTCACTGGCTGCGAGTTCTCTGCTCCATTCATTTGCTATGTCGTTTAGTAATTTTGTTAATGGTATTAAAAATCCTTTGGAACTGTTATTATCACCTCCGTCTTTAAGGAATAAGTTTTCTTTGTAGTAAACCCTACAAACTTGTTTTAGTGCTTTAGTTGGGAATATAAAAGATATGTCAAGTTCATCTATTCTATAAATCCAATATTCAGCGGTTGTGGTTGCTAATCCGCTGGGCTTACCTCTTGATTCGTATTCAAAAAATAAGTTTCCTGTTTTATGAATTAACCTATCGTTTTTTACTTCAATATGTTTACCATCGGAAAACATATAATTTATTAAATCTTCGGCTTTTTCGCCAAAGTTTAAATCGTGTGTAAAGCTGGATGAATATTTCATTTTAGTATTCGTTTTATTTCGTAGTATAAATCAAATGTTACCAATATGGTAATGGCAAGTATAAAGCCAATAAATATCCTTGTAAACTCAATTGTCAGTTTAAATAGTTCTTTCATCGGTTTATTATTTTATAGTAAATAATCTTAATTCCCTCCCAAATTAGTATAGTTAATATTATTTTCATAGCTGGTTATTAAAGTGCATCATTAATGAATATTTTTTACATTGTTGCCTCATTGTTTCCTCATCTATTAGCATATCATCAGGTTTCTTGGATTGTGCTAAAAATACTGCCCTTACTTTGGCTTTTATTGTTTCGCCTTGCTCCTTTGATATTTTTATCAATTTTCGCTTCCATAAATAATCAAATACTTGATGGTTTAAAAACCGCCAATTCTTTTGCTCGGATTTGTTCCAATAATCTTGTTCATCTTTAATGGCTTGTTCTTCATCTATTTGCATTGGTGTTTCGTTTATTTCGTTTATTTGTGTTTTTTGCCTTACCTGTACTGCAATCTTTTTGTATTCAGCCATTACATCACCAAAGAATTTAGGACTAAATGAACCATAGTTCCTATCTACATCTAAACGACCTAAAACATAAAGTTCAAATGCTGCACCTAATTCCTTTAGTTTAAATATTCCATAGTTCTTTAGTACAAAATCAACTAGGAACTGAAATTCAGGGCTTGTAGGTGGAACTGCACCGCTTAACTGAATACAGGTTTTTAGGTGTTCAGCTACTTCAATGCTGGAACATTTTGATATGTGCATTGTTTGTAAGGCATCATATATTTTAATCTCGCTTTGGTTCAATGTATTTAAGACTGGCAAGTTGTGTGAAGTTACGCTCACTGACATTGGGTTTATGACTTGTGGTAGCATTTCGGATAATGATTTCATCGTTAAAAGATTTATTGTTTAAATATGTAGTTGGGTCTTTACGGAATGTTTTATCAGGTGTTGAATTAACATAATCTTGTACTATTTTTAAAGCTAATTGCTTTTCCTCATTTGTCAAAATATTCCATTTACTAATAGCTTTTTCTTTACTAACTTTTTTATCGTAATCATTCCACCATTGTTCAAATTTCCAATCGTGTATTTTAGCTTTAGTTTTATTTATAGTTTTATTTTCAGTTATAGTTTCAGTTTCAGTTTCCATATGCATTGCATATGCTTTGCTAGTGCTATCGTTTTTAGGTGATTTAGCGTTATTTCTCCTTGATTCACTAAACTTTTGCCTACGAATTGCCTCGTTGTACATCCTTTCGTTAATAAATGCACCATCTTCAATTTTAAATTTATCCCAAATGTCAACATCATATGCAGAGCATATGCTTAACATATCCTTCTCACTTAATTTGCCTTTTTGATGTTGTAAACATAATAAACGAATGTATTTACCAACCTGTTCGTTGGTCATTGTAAATGTGCCACTCAAGAAATCACTTGTGTAAAATAGCACGGCTGGGTCTTTTGACATAATAAAAAAAGGCTCTCGGCATCCACCCTAGTAGGATT